ATTTTTACTCTATCAGATTTTTTACTCTATCAGATTTATTATTATCTTATTAGATTTATTACTCTATTTATTATTATCTCTGATTATTATTTGTAATTTAAGAAAATATCGGGTTTTACATAAAATTATTTATGAAAAAAGATGGATTCCTTAATATTAACAAGAAATATTGGTAATACTAATACACCAGATGATATTTTTATTAGGAGATTATATAATTATCATTTAAAAGGTGGATTTAGAAATATAGTTGTTGAAAATGGTATTTCTTTATTGATTAATTATTTTCTAATATTCTTTATTAATTTTTTAACGAATTCGGTTGATTATACCGCTTTGGTCAATTTAGATGATGAAGAAAAACATCATATTTCAGAATTTATTCATATGTCTCGTATTTTTCCATCATCTCCTTATTTAATAATTTGTTTTGTAGTATATTCTATTTATCTGATATGTTCTACAATTAACGTATTTACAACAATTAGAATTGCTTATGATATTAGAAATATTTATCAAAATAAGTTGAATATAGACAAGATACAAATACAATTAATTAGTTGGGAAAAAATAGTTGAAAAAATTATGGCAATATACAATGATCCTAATTTAAATCCATACACTATATCTTCAAAAATAATGAGACAAGAAAATTTAACAATAGCATTATTTAGATATCGTAATTTTACTAAAAGTAAAATGACAAAATTCTTAGAATGGAATTTCATTTATTGCTTTATCACATCTCTGTTTGATAAAAATGGTAATATTACTGATATTACTGTTTCTAATTATAAAAATAGAGTTAAACGGCATTTATGGATAGTTTTAGCAATTAATATATTAGCATTACCATTTATATTATATATAATCCTAATATATTCTTGTATTAAATATGGTGAAAAATTTTATCATCATCCGGAATTAATTACAGAAAGACAATGGACTATTAAAGCAAAATGGAGACTTAGATATTACAATGAATTACCACATCAATATACAAATCGGAAAAAAAATATTAGTAATATTCTAACAAAAATACTTGATAGTAGAGAACATTACGCAACAACAAGTATAATAGTTAGATTTATTAATTTTATATTAGGTTCGTTTTTTATACTTCTACTTGTTATGTCTTTAATAAATGATAATATACTGACAGATTGTTTAGTAGCAGGTAATAAAAATGTGTTGTGGTTTCTTGGTGTAATTGGCGCTTTTATATTAGTTTGTAGGAAAGCAACTAAACCTAATGAAACTTTACATCGGGAAAAAGAAGAAAAATTATTTAATGCGTTGAAGGAATATATATCAAGTATTAACCCGAAATGGTTTGAATATGAAAACCGAAGTCATTCAATTAGTTTATTATCTTCATTGTATCAGTATAAAGTTTCATTTATTTTCTTAGAGATATGGAATTTAATTTTATCACCATTACATATTTGGAGATGGAGTAAAGAGATAAACAATATCAATTTAACTGAAATATTAGACGACCATTGTATTTTAGGATATGTTGCTAAAAAAAGTATATTTACAAATTTTCAAATATTAAGCAGAGACCCACATACATTTTCTTCATTATCAGAATTTAGAATAAATAATGAATCTTGGAATAGTGCAAGTTTATGGTATCAACAAGCATTAGATAGTTTTATTGGAGATGATAATAATTTTAATTGGTCAGTATTTGAGGAAAATAATAAAAATACAGAAAATATAAATACAATTCATAATAGGAATGGTAAAGTTTATCATAGGGTTAATAGTGACCCAGATTTTAATAATATATTAGATACAACAATTATATTTGGTAATGATTAATACATTTTTTAGACTTCAAATTTTTATATATTATCAATATAATAGATACTTTAAGTATTTTTAAGAATATAATATTATCATTTTGATATATTTCTTGGTAAAAATATAAAAAATAAAAATAAAAATAAAAAAATAAATGTACCATATAACAGAATCAAATAATACTGATAATATTGAAACACCCAATCAAAACTCAAAAAATCAAAACTCAAAAAACCAAAATTATAATGATAATATAGATCTTATTCCTTGCGAAGAATGTGGAGAATTTATTCAATTTAATCAATTTCAAAAACATTTAAATACCAGGTGTGATCGAGATGATACATCCCCTTCAAGATTATTCAATATTATTCAAGATATTCAGGATATTAATAATAATTTTAGAGAAATGAATAATAATATGAATAGAACTATTCAGAACAGTATTAATAGATATATTCCAAATGATAATAGAGTTAATTTAAATATATTACCTGAAATAAGTAATTCTTCAATAATAAATAATAATAATAATAATAATCAAAGTGAAAATAATGAAACTGATGATGATAATGATTCAACAAACAGTTCTTCATCAGTTGATAGTGTAATTACCGGTGGATATTTTGAAGGGCGTTCTCACGTAATGCCCTCTATTATTCATTCACACGGAGACCATCAATATGAAAATATATTACAAGAATTAATGGATAATTCCAGACATCGTCTTCAAAGAAATAGTATTGTAAATGAATTTATTAGCAATTCTAATAGCAATAATATAACGAATACACCAATTGAACCAATTGAACCAATTTTTACAAGAAGTAGTTTTAGTGGTTTTAATAATTTAGTAGATTTATTACCTAGAAATCATTATGATGATAGTAATAATACTTATCAATATTTAAGAGACTTAACATCAAGAATTGGAGATGTTAAAATTGGAGTAAAAGATATTAATAAAATTGGAAAAACAATAACTTATGATTCTGATAAATTAGTTGAATGTATAATTTGTAGATTTGAAAAGTCTGAATTTTTAAAATTAAATGAATGCGATCATTCATATTGTTCAGAATGTTCGCAATCTTGGTTTAAAGAAAATAAAAAATGCCCTGTTTGTTCTCATGAATATGAATAATAATATTTCATTTTTCATTTTACATTTTAATTTTTTTCTTTTTTAATTATATTATTTCCTTATAATAAATAAGTTTATAATAAAAGTGATATTATAAAAGTGATATTATAAAAGTGATATTATAAAAGTGATATTATAAAAGTGATATTATAAAAGTGATATTATAAAGTAAAAATTAAATATGGCAGAATATACAAAAAATAAAAGAATAGAAGATATTGTTCCCAAATGTTTAGTTACATCAGACGAAGATGATTTAGAAAAATTAGTTATGTTCCATAAAAGTATTTCAAATCATTTTCGTAATGTTAAAGATTATGGAAATATAATTAAAGAAATCGCAGCACACATTTTAAGACATAAAAATGGAGAAACAAATAATATGAATCTTTTATTATTAGTTGGATTAGAAAATCCTACTATTCAACACGCCGAATTATCTAAAAGAACTTTAATTAAAGTTTTATTAAGTGAAACTGGAGAAGTGAAAGTAAATGATAAAATGAATGTAGCAATTAGTAGAATTATGTCTGCATTACCAATTGATGTTAGAGAAAAGATTTCTCCTAATATGAAAAATGAATTAATGGCAATTCATAAAAATGTTGAGGAATTTGGTGATACATTAGAAGGTGATTTAGAAGTTGATTTAGAAGTTGTTTTAGAAGAAGGTGATTTAGAAGTTGATTTAGAATTTGATTTAGAAGTTGATGAACAAATATATGATACTGATTACAAAAATAATGAATTTAACGAAGATAATTTAAATACAGATAATATAATATTTAGAAAAATACCTGATATTATGTCATCAATCGTAAAAAAACACAATTATCCAAAATTAAATAATAAAACAACAGTATCTGATAAATACGCTTTTTCTGATAATCATATTGTATATCATATTAATTCAGATAAATCATTAACTGCTTTACATATTAATGAAGATAAACCCAAAGAAGAACCCAAAGAAGAACCTGATGATAAAATCGCAGGAATGTCAAAATTAGAGTTTGGTATAATGATTACTATGATTACTTTAGTTGTAGGACTATTAATAGTTATAGTCTATAAATTTATTAAAAATAGAAAAGAAACAACAAAATTAAATAATAATCTTATAAATAATAAAAATAATATTAATAATAAAAATAATATTAATAATATTAATAATAAAAATAATATTAATAATAAAAATAATATTAATAATATTAATAAAATCGCAAGTAATAACACCAACAATAACACCAACAATAACACCAACAATAACACCAATAATAGGAATAACAATAATATAAATTCAAATGCTCACAGACAAAGACAGATTAATAGTATTAAGAGTTATATAAATAATAATAATAATAGAAAATAAATTAATTAATTTTTACTAATTTATCTTTTTCAATAATTCCAATTAATTTACCTACTTCATCATTTTCTAATATTTCAAATACTCTATTTGTTGAATTATGAATATAATAATCTTTATCATCTTCTTCAAACATTTCCAATTCTTCTTCTTCATCTTTTGTTAATTTATTATTATTCAACTTTTTTTTATCTACTTTTTGCTTTTTCTCTACTTTTTCCTTTTTCTCTACTTTTCCTTTTTTATCTACTTTTTGCTTTTTTGGTTTCTTTTTAATAATTATTTCTTCTTTCTCATCTTCATATTTATTAACATCATCACTTATAGAAATTACAGATTGTTTATCATCATTCCGAATATTGGAATCTTCAAAATTATTTGTTGTTAATACTTTCATTATAAATTCATTTTTATCTTCTATCTGACTTTTAGTAAGAGTAATTTCAGGACTATTTGTTCGGTTGGAACTATTATCTTGTTGTAATTTATAAAAAGAAACTTGTTTTTCAAGATAACTTACTTTGTTTTTAAGTTCATATATTTCTCTATCTTGTCTTTTTAACATAGACACATTATTAAAATTTATTTTATCACCAATTTGTTCTTTTAATTTAGATATTTCTTTATCTTTTAATTCCATTCCTACTTTTAAATCATTATTGTCAGAAGTTAATTTGTTTATAACTTCCTGAAAAGATACTAACTTATTAATTTCTTCTTGATAACCGTTTAATTGACGAGTGATATCATCTTTAATAGAAGTGTAATTTCCTATTATAGTTGAAATTGTATTATCAATTGATTCGTCCATTTTTAATCTATATTTTTAATCTATATTTTTAAAATTTGTTTTATAAATTATTAATTAATTAATAATAAATCTTTAAGTTTGATAAATTTTTTTTTATTGTTATCTATCTATTAAAGTATATTTATCATATATAGAAATTATTTTATAATACAATTAATAATTTTATAATACAATAATACAATATGCAAAAAGAAGAAGAATATTCAGCAACAGAAAAGGACGTCCAAAATCTCCAAAAACAAATTGAAATCAATAATCAAGATGGGAAAACTTTAATGGACAAATGGAAAGGGGATTTATACCAAGCAACATTAGATGCTTTTAAATTAAGTGATGGTGATACATCTGTTTTATATGAAAGAATAGATTGGGATTTATTACTTAATAATGATACTCTTGGAATTGAAAATGAAACTAATACATCAAACGCATTAGAAAAAGCACGTGTTATAGCAGATGAGAAAGATGCGATTTATAAAGATAATCGAGAAGATACAATTGATATTACAAATGCGGAATTATTTGAATATATTGCTTTCACTTATAATACTGATATTTATATTAGAAAAAAAGTAAATTCTACTAGACATACTATTGAGAATGATATATTTTTTAATTATTTAGATAACAATAGAATTGAAGAATCATCAGGAAAACATAATAAAATGATAATTAAATATTTGGGGGGTAAATCTAAAAAATTATATAAACACTGGGCGTTAGAAAGTCCTGCTATAATCTATCTATCATACCAAATTGTAAAGTTGGATAAAAATAATAACCCTGATGATGGAGAAGAAATACCATTTTATAATAAATTAGGGACCAGACTTTTGGAAAAAGCAAAATATATTAATGATAAACAAGTACTTGTTGGACCGTGTATTGTTGTTAATAAATGGTTTCAAAATTAGTTATAATTCTCATTCTTATTCTTATTTTATACCTTTTGCTAAATAGTCTGCTATTTGATTTCCTTTCCATAAGAATAATTTATATTTATCATTTAATGGAGGTGCTCTATGACTATTAGTATGTTCTAAATTGAAATTTATTTTATGAACTAACATTTTAACTTTTAAAAATGATATTTCTTTAATAATATCTGAATTTAAAACTGGTTTTCCAGTTGATGTTTGCCATTTATTATTTTTCCATTTATACATCCAATCTGTTAAAGCTTTAACACAATATTCAGAATCAGACACAATTATAACATCACTAACAAGAGAACCTCTAATCTCTTTCCTAAATTTAATCATAATTTCTATAGCATATTTAATAGCAGTTAATTCACATCTATTATTTGTTGAATTCGGGATATCTTGACTGATATTAACTGCTCTTTTCCCAAAATATATACCAATTCTGGTATTTCCATTACCTACATCACTTCCGTCTGTAAATATATATAATTTATTGTTATACTTATTCCAAGTTTCAGGAGTGCTAATATATTTATCTAAAACATATTCAGAAAATTCTACACCATCTATTAATTCGGATTTTGTTGTTTCAGATACTAAATAAGAACATTCTGGATTAATGAATATTTTAGCATCTTCTTCTGTATCAAACTTTTTATATACTGGTTTTGGAAACCCATTTACTTGTTCTTTACATTCGTCCCATTTTGTATAAATACCAGGTTTAAATCCACATTTAACAGCATAATAATATTTATTCTTTTTCTCTTTCTTTTCTGGATTAGACATAATTATGTTTATTTTTTTATAATACTTTCTATAATACTTATAATCTTTAAATAATACCTTAATCAATTTTAATTAAATAATATTTTAATTATTTTAATTATTTTAATTAAAATTAAATTTTGAAAATAATGAGTAATAATCTTACACCAAGTATATCATTAAATGATATTAAATTAGTGAAAAAAAAAAATAATAATATAAAAGAAAAAAAATCTCTTAAAAAAGAAGTTGTAAAAAAACCAATTGTAATTACTAATAATAATAATCATAATAATAATAATAATAATAATAATAATCATAATAATAATAATATTAAATTAAATAATTTATTAACAGATACCCGAAAAATAAATAAGCAACCCTTAAATAATAAAATAAATGTGAAACCTCCTAATTTTAGACCAATTATTAATAGTCATAATGTAAATCCTAATGTAAATCCTAATGTAAATCCTAATGTAAATCGTAATGTAAATCATAATGTAAATCTTAATGTAAATCGTAATGTAAATCGTAATGTAAATCGTAATATTAATGGTGGGATTAAACCAAAATTTATAAATACTCCAAAAAAAGAACCTGAAATAAAACAAATTAAATTGAAGGGAGATTTAAAAGGTTTAAATTTATTGAATGATAAAGCGAATATTATTCTAAACCAACCTAACAATACTAATAATACTAACAATACTAATAATCGTAAGATAAATTATCAAATAAATCAAGATAATAAAATTCAAGCAGATAGACTATTTAGACAACAACAACAACAACGACCACCACAACACTACCAACAACACCAACACCAACACCAACACCAACAACAACGACCACAACAACAACAACAACAACAACAACGACCACAACAACAACGACCACAACAACAACACCAGCGACCACAACAACAACAACCACAAAATCGACCCCAATATGTATATGTAAATAATAATGGTCAAAAAAAGTTAGTTCAAGTTCGGTCTCCTAATCAGAAAAATATAGTTATTAATAGACCAGTTAAAAAAACAATCAAAAGAGAAGCAAGAATTATAAATCCAGAATTAGAATATAAAAAACAAATGTTAAGAAAAATGAGACAAATAGAAATAGCAAAAATTAATGAAAAAAAGAAAAAAATATTAGAACTTCAAAAACAAAAACAAGAAGCTCAATTATTAAAAGACATAGAAAAGGAAAAATTATACATACGCAAATTACGAGAAGAACAAAAAAGATTAGATAAGATTGAGTTAGAAAGAAATCAAAATAGAAATCAAATAAACCAACAACAATATTCATATCAAAATTTAATTAATAAAGAAACAAAGAAAGTTGTAAAATTTAATACAAAATTAAATCGTGTATTAGAATTTGATGGTAATAATAAAGTGAATTCTATTAAAAATATTAAAAATATTAAAAATAAATATATTCCAATTCCAATGATGGATTTAGATATTAAATTATCCGATGATATCATACATTTGAAACAAGATTCACATATTAAATTAAAAAATAAAGATAAAAAGAAAGATAAAACAGATAAAAAGAAAGATGATAAGAAAGATAAAACAGATGTAGATAAAACAGATGTAGATGAAAAGAAAGATGATAAGAAAGATGATAAGAAAGATGATAAGAAAGATAAAACAGATAAAAAGAAAGATGATAAGAAAGATGAAACAGATAAAAAAGATATAACCATATATAGTATTTTTCATGATTATAAATATTATAATAAAACAAAAACAATATGGGAAGTGAAAGATGATAAAAATAATAAAAGTAATAAAAATAATAAAAGTAATAAAAGTAATATAAATGTAGTTCCATTTTCAATGACATTACATAATATTTTTCCAGAATATGATATTGATTCTGTTAAATTTCGTGATAAAAGAAGTAAATTGAAGAATGAAAATATATTTAAAAAATTAACAACCAAATTATCTAAAGACAATATTCATATGTTTTATGCAGTTATCTTCTGTGGATATATTGATATTAACCACTGCTAAATGCGAAGAAGATAAATAATATTATTAAAACATAAAGACCCATTCCTTTATTAACTAAATGTCCCATTATATCCATATTTTCACTTGATACAGTATAAACTAAATAAACAAATATTATAGATAATAATATTCCAATAATCGCATTAGTTGTTTCATCCATACCATTTTCATATATTTTATTAAATACTACAGTTAAAACAATAACCCCAATTATTACACTAAAAAATAATATTCCAATTGAAAAATTGCTTTTCTTTATAGTTTCCATTTTAAATTACTTTCTAATTGAATTTTCTGCTTTTCTGCTTTTCTGCTTTTCTGCTTTTCTTATGTTATTACTATTATACAATAGATTTTTAAAATATAGTAAATATCTAATATAATTATAAAAATGAATAATATTTGGAAAAATATAGAAAGTGTTCTTTTGAATAATACATTAAGATGGGTCTTGTTTTTAATAGTTCTAATTCTAAATTTCGTAGCATTCGTTCAAGACCCAATTAGATTATGTAAAGTAGATTGTTTTGGAATACCTTGTAAATGGTTCGGATATTTAGCAGGAATGGGAACTTACACAATGGATTGTTTAACATTTATTGGTTTATGGCTTACAATTCCATTCACAATTGCCTTACCAGAATATTGGTTTATTCCATTTATTATAATTGGATACACAATTATAACCCAAATTACAGTTAGTAGTAAAACATACGGAAAAGATGGAGAAAAAGAGAGTTCAAGTTTAAATCCACCACCAGGTTATCTTTGGTCAAAAAATAAAAGGGTTATTATTTATTCTTTGATATTAATATTTGATACCATTATATTCCTTCAATTTTATTTAGCATCTAATACAACAAAACTTACTGGTAATGTTAGATTATTAGATGTATTATTTTTAAATAAATTTGGTGGATATTCTGGAAATGAAATATCATTTATAATGGCATGGATTGGTGTTATTGGATTATTATTTGATATTATCGCATATAGATTATCAAGTAGTTATTATTCTTGTAAATATGATCATCCTATATCTTGGGATTATTAAATTTTTTTTTTAGAAATTTTTAGAAATTTTTAGAAATTTTTAGATTTAAGATTTTTAGTTTTTGTATTAATAATTTAAAAATATTTAAAAATATTTAAAAATACTTACTAATTATGGATAATCATAAAGATATCCTAAGTCCATCAAGAAATATAAATGATATTGGCAGTCCATCAAGAAATAAAAAAAATAATGGTTGGAGCACTAAAAAGGAAAAATTGCTTAAATATTGGCAAGAAGAATGTCGTTTATATGTTTGGTTACATAATAAAAATTCATCTTATTATCGTAGATTAAACAGATTATTCGCACTACCATCTATTTTAATTACTGCTATTACAGGAACTGCTTTATTTTCAACTGCTGGAACTGGTGGAGACGATGAAAGAATTATTTCTATTTGTTTTGGATTTATGTTAATTATTGGAACATTTTTACAATCAACTCGAGAATTTTTAGATATAGAAAAACAAATTCATAGAAACGCAAGTAGTGGTATTTCATACCAATCTATTGTTAATGAAATAGAAGAACAATTAACCCAAGATACTATAGACAGAATAGATGGCAAATTATTTTTAAGGAAAATTAAAAATAGTAAAAATGATATTGTTAGAAATGGTCCATCTATATCAAGTAAAACGTGGGATAAGTTGAAAACAAGTATGAAAAAGGGTGATGTTATTAATTTATATGGGACCGATTTCTTTCAAGGATATATTACAAAATTAGATATATTAGAAAAAGATGGTTTATTACCTGGAAACGAAGATAATAAACCTAATGAACATAATATAGATAATGAACTAAATAATCAAGAATTATCAGGAAATCATAATTTGCCAAAAAGATGTAGTATGCATTTAAAACGCAAAAGTGTAGGTTCAGTTAGACATAAAAGTCCTTTACAAACACCAATGGTATCTAATTTAAAAAGTCCTCCTAGACAGGTTGAATTTATGCCACGAAGACAAACAATTGAAAAACAAGACATATCAAGACAAGAATATGTTAGACAACTAAATTCAGATAATAATTCAGATAATAATTCAAATAATAATTCAAATAATAATTCAAATAATAATTCAAATACAAAAATGTATTTTTCTGATGAATTTAGAAAAAATCGCAGACGATCTAAAAGAAATAATAATAAGAATAATAAAGGAAACCCAAATATCAATGTAGAATCCGTAGATTTTAGTGAAGAAAATAAAATACATAATACAAATAATGATAATGATGATAATGATGATAATGATGATAGTAATTTAAAGACTACTAATGGAACTAATAGTTCTAATAGTGAAACAACAGACTCAAGTTCTAATGACGATAATAACTATAATAACTATAATAACTATAATAACGATAATGACTATAATAATAATAAATTTGAAATTGATAACATATCATTAAATGATTTAAATAATTTAAATGATATAGTAGGAAATGAAAGGGATAATATTCCTCAATTAAATATTGAAACTTCGCAAGATAAAAATAATAGAATTTTAAGTAGTTTATCTCCATCTATAAATGAAAATGAAGAAGAATATTATTATGATGATGATATAAATATAGAAGAAAAACCGAAAAACGAGACCGAAGATGAAGATGTAGATTATTACTTACATAGTAATATAAATATGAGTCAAATTAGAACAAAATTATTAAAAAAAGTTGATAAAAAGAAACACGAATCGAGAAAAGGGCAATTAGAATATCAAATGGAAAGGTCAGACTCTAATAAATAATATTTATAATTCATTTTATAATTCATTTTCAGATTCTATTAATATATAAAACTGAATAGCAACTCCTTTATAATCTATATATTTATCATCAATAAAATATATATTACCACCTAATTTTTTAACTATATCTTTTGATATTGAAAGACCTAAACCTAAACCTTCTGATTCATCTTTATTATCTTTATTATCTTTATTATCTTTATTATCTATATTATCTATTTTATAAAATGGTTTGAAAACATTGACCTTTTCATTTTCTGGAATACTTACTCCAGTATCCATAACAGTTATAAATAATTTATTATCAGCATTATGATATTGAATATCTATAGTAATTCTTCCTTTTTCTGTATGTGTAATACTATTTTTTAAGAGGTTAATTAATATTTGACATAATCTTTTTCCATCTGTTTTAATATACTGCGGTATTGTTGAACTAACATTACATTGAAAATCTATATTTTTTTCTTCAAATTGCATTTTAAATAAATTTTCTATTTTTTCCAAATTTTGACGAATATCGAAATTTTCATATATAATAATAATTTTATCTTGACTTAATTGATAATAATCAATAATATCATTAATATAAGTTGATAATTCTACACAAGATTGTATTAAAAAACTAATAATATTTTGAAAATAGTCATCTTTTAAAGATTCATCTAAAATTTGTATTCCAACCGCAATGCTATTTAATGGTGTTTTAATTTGAGAATTTAATGTTTTCATAAAATTGTGATGTGTCCAACATAATGTATTTTTTTTACAAGTTAATATTTTAGATAATATAGTTAAATATTGAAATAATAATTTTTTAACATCCTTTAAATCTGTTCTATATTCTTTATAAATTTTATTATTTGTTGATTTATGTATTAAATTATTTGAATTTTTATTATTTGAATTTTTATTATTATTTTCTATATCAAATATATTAGGAGAATTAGTTATCACTCTAGAATTTAAATCATCAAATTCTAAATTATTTATATCTTCCTGACTTATTATTAGTTTAATATCTTCTTCATTATTAGTCATATTACTACTACTTCTTCTGCTGGTGTTATGACTGGTGTTATGACTGGTGTTATGACTGGTGTTATGACTGGTGTTATTTTCATAATTTGAAAAATTTAGTATAAAATCATCTAAACTATTAGATAAATTATTAGATAAATTATTTTTGCTTATATTTTCAATAGAAATATGTAATATTTCATCTTTAACTTTGTCTTTAACTTCATTTTCTTTTTTAAATGATTGATATATATCATATGATTTAATATTGTATTTTTCAATTTCATTTTTTGATAATACTTTATTAATTAATTCTTGTATTTCATCTGTATGTTTAGGTATAATTAATAAAGAGTTTCCAATTTTGTAATTAACCATTTCTTTATTTAAATATTCTTTGACTTCTTCTCTAAATATTCTCTCTACATCATTACTATCCATAATGAATGTTTTATTACTTTTAACTTCTATCCTACTACTTATATTGTATAATATATTTTGATTAAAGATTGATTAAAGATTGATTAAAGAAAGATTGATTAAAGAAAGATTGATTAAAGAAAGATTGATTAAAGATTGATTAAAGATTGATTAAAGATTGATTAAAGATTGATTAAAAAATAATAAAATTTAAGGCGTTTTATTAATTATATTTATAATATTTATAATATTTTTGATATTCATTATATTTAGAATATTACAATGGATTTAGTTATATATGGTAATTTAACAAAAGATATAATTATTGATATAGATAATTTATCAACAAAACAAACAAGTATTGGAGGTATTATTAATTCTTGGTTTCATTTTAAAAAAATTAACAAAAATAATTATTTAATTGATTTTATTCCAATGACATATGGCGAATCTGTAATACTTTTAGAAAATAATAAAAGATTTAGTAAATCTAATTTGAATCTAAAAATGATTGACTATAATATTGTAAAATCTAAAATATCTCATATAATGTATTTAAATGATATAGAAAATTTAGATATAGATAAAATAATTAAAATAAAAGAAAAATCTACATATTTATCAGCAGATACTTGTTCGAGTTCTGAAAATTCAACGATTAATATTGAATATTTAAAATATATTGATTTTCTATTTATTTCAGAGGATGAATTTATATTTAATAAAGAATTATATCTAAATAATATATCTGGATTTATAATTACACATCATCCTACAGGTAGTAATATTTATTTTCCTAAAATTAATAATATTACAATAACTGAAAAAGATTTAGAAAAAGAAAATATATATTTCAAAGAAAAATGTAATGTATTAGGAGCAGGTGATTGTTTTGCTGGTGCTTTCATTTATTATTTTTTAAACAATAATTGTAATATTGATAATTACATTGAAGCTTTAATATATTCTCATAAAAGTGTTAATTCTATATTATAAGTGTTTTAATTAGCAAAGTTATAAACTGCAACTGCTAATAAAACAGCAACACCGGCATATCCAATATAATATGTTGGGGAACCATCATTAAGTTTAATTGCTTGGTTGATGTAATATTTTACCATTTCATTCCAAGCAAGAGCAGCAATCACAACAAGACCAAGCATAAGCAGATTATTTGCTCTGACTGACATATTTTTATTACTTTCTACTTTAACAACGGGTTTATATTCAACCACAGTTCTGACAGGAGGTTTAGCAGGTTGCTGAGGTTGTACGTTCTGATTATTTGACTGATTATTTGTAGCGTTCATCATTGTATTACCGTTAGAAACAATTCCAGCGTTGGCCATCGCATTATTGACGGCATTAGTTGCGTAAGTCTGACCATTAGCAGATGATACCATATTTGCTAAATTCTGACTGGTTTGGTCGGTTTGATTCATCTGATTCATTGAAGAAAATTGTTCAACTCCAAATGACTCGCACGATCCACATCCATTACTAATATTCATTTTAAATTATTTATTTACTTTTTAAAAATACAGTTTATATTATAATGATATTTTATTTAGTCTTAAAAATTAAAATAAACGAACAAATATTATTTTATTTTAATAAATTTTAATAATATTTTCATTCGTTTTTATAAATTTCGTTTTTATAAATTTTTAAGTATAATTTTAAAACGAATGAAAATATTATTAAAATTAATGAAAACGAAATTTATAATATAAGATTTAAATAGATAAATAATTTACATAATTCAAACATTGAATCATTCAAAAATAAATCAAAAATAAATCAAAATGGATCGAATAAATACACCAATTGAAACAAAATATGATAAAATTGTAGAACAATACATAGAACAATTAGAAAAATATCAAAAATCATTAAACAATGAACACTTAACAGTGTTTATGCAAGTTGGTGATTTCTATGAAGTTTATGGATTAGAATATAATGATGGTAAAACCAGAGGTAATATCTGGGAAGTATGTAATGATTTAAATATTAAATATAATTACAAAAAAACAAAAGTATTTGATGATGAAAGTATTAAAGTTGTTATGGGAGGAGTTCCAGTAGAAAGGATTGAACTCTTTCTTAATATGGCGGTAGAAGGTTGGGAATGGACTGTTGTTATGATTACCCAACAAGGAGATGATAAGAATGTGACAAGATATTTAGAGAATATTATATCTCCGGGAACGAATATTTATTCTACTCAATCAAACAACGCATTAATGGTAATCTATTTAGAATCATTATCTGATATTAAAACGCCAAGACTTAGAAAACTATATGCAGGGATATCACATCTGGATTGTCTTACCGGAGAAAGTGGTATTATTCAATATCCTTCTAAAGAAGCTTCAAGTGATGCTGTTATTTATGACGAGATTCTTAAAATAATTACTATTAAAAATCCAAGTGAAGTAGTAATTTATACTTCTAAATGTGATCTTACAGAAGATGAATTAGTTAAATTGTTTCATTTAGATAATAGAAGACATCATATTATATTAGATGATATTCCAAAAGAATATTCAAACAAGGCAAACAATAAACAAGAACACATATTTAATAAAATATATGGAAAAGGAAATGGAAATGGAAATGGAAATGGAAAGAAAGATAGAAACATATATGAAACAATTGGGGTAGGTGATTTACCAAGTTGTCGTGTATCTCTGGCGTTAATGTTAAAATATATTATTGAACGAAATCCATTGATTCTTTCAAAAATACAACTACCTGATATGATGTATAATTTAAATGATAATTTAATACTTGCTAATAACTCAATTGAGCAATTGAATATAGTTTCTATCCAAAAAAGAACAAATTATAGACAAAAATGCGCATCAATGTTGGATATATTAGATAATACAAAAACACATATGGGGAAGAGACTAATTAGAGAAAGATTAATGAATCCAATCTCAAATCACAAAATATTAAATGAAAGATATCAATTGATAGGAGATTTTATTAATTTTAATAAGAAAGATAGTGAAACATCATTTAAAATTAATAATTTTCTTCGTAATATAGGTGATATAAAGGTTATTTGTCGTCAATTCAATTGTGGAAGAATTAAAATACAACATATTCCTTCAATACATACTACATTCTTAACATCATTAAACTTATTTAAATATTTGCGTTCAAATATCATCAATTCTAAAAAACATAATAAATTAAAATCATTACTGGCATTTTTAGAAAAAATTAATGGAAATGATAATAAATTGATAATTCAATTAGAAGAATTATTGAGTTCTATTACGAAAGCATTTGATTTGAATAAATGTGATACATCTATTCGTAAATTGGAAGATAATCCATTTAATAATGATTACGATACTGATATAAATGAATTACAAAAGACTATATTTACTGAAAAAAATATTATTGATGAAGCTCGTGAAGTAATTTCATCAGTGATTGAAGAGAAAAAGGATAAAGGAAAAATTACGGTTGGAAAAGGTCAAAACAAAAATAACGGACATTATATTTATTTATCACCCACAAAGGAAAAGTTATTAAAGGAATATATAAATGATAAGGGATTTACTGATATTAAGATTGGAAATTATAGTTTAAAGAAATCCGATTTTAATTTTTCGGTTATGAGTCGTGGAAAAGTTCAATTAGTATTAGAATGTATTAGTCGTAGTGGTGGTAATATGATTAATTATACGAATCGTATGAGGAAATTAATAGAAGAAAAATTTATGGAATGGTGTAATCAGACTATTTCTAAATATTATAAATTGATGTTGGAATTATCAGACTATGTTGGAGAAATAGATTATAATTATTCTTGTAGTAAAACTGCTATTCAAAACGGGTATATTTGTCCAACAATAGATTTACAAGAAAGTAGTTATATTAATGTTAAAGAGATTAGACATCCTTTAGTAGAATATATTAATAAAGATATTCCATATATTGGTAATGATATTCAATTAGGTAAAGAGACAAATGGAGTATTATTATATGGTATAAATGCGAGTGGTAAGTCTAATTTTATGAAATCATTGGGTGTTAATATTATTATGGCACAAGCAGGAATGTTTGTTGCTGCTAAAACATTTACATATAGTCCCTTTAAATATTTATTTACTCGTATTTTGAATAATGATAATATTTATGCTGGTATGAGTTCATTTCAAGTAGAAATGTCTGAATTGAAAGTAATATTAAAATATGCTGATAAAAATAGTATTGTTTTAGGAGATGAACTTTGTCACGGAACTGAAACTACAGATGCGACTGCTTTAGTGGCAGCAGGTGTTAATCAATTATCTAAGAGGAATTGTAATTTTATATTTGCTACTCATTTACATCATTTAGCAAATAATCATCATATTTCTTCACTTAATAATGTTTCATTGAAACATATGTCTGTTTTGTATGATAAAACAAATGATAAAATTACTTATCAAAGAAAACTTCTTGATGGAAGTGGTCCATCATCTTATGGTATTGTAGTTTGTAGAGCAATGGATATGGATGATGAATTTACTAATTTAGCACAAACTATTAGAGATGAATTATCAGATGAAAAGGAAAAGTTAGTTGGTAAAAAGTCTAAATATAATAATCAAAAATTTTTAGGTAATTGTGAAGTTTGTCAAATAAATCTGGCGGTTGATACACATCATATTAAATTTCAATGTTCTGCAAATAATGATGGAATGATTGAACAATGGCATAAAGATAGTAAATTCAATTTAGTCGGTTTATGTAAAAAATGTCATAAAAGTGTTCATAGTTCTCCATCTAAGTTAGCAATTAATGGTTATACCGAAACCAGTGAAGGAATTGAATTAGAATATAATTGGTTATGAATGATGGTTGTTGTTATTTTTATTTTTTTATATTTTTATATTTTACTGTTTCTTTTTTCTTCTGAAAAGTCTTCTGAAAAATCCGACTTTTTTAGTAGTTTTAGATTGATTTTTAGATTGGGTTTTAGATTGGGTTTCATATTTAGATTTAGATTTATTTTTTTTTGATAACTTTCTTTTTATAAAACTTATTAAACCACCCCCTTTCTTAGTATATTTATTTTTCTTAGTATGTTTATTTTTCTTAGTATATTTATTTTTCTTAGTATGTTTATTTTTCTTAGTATATTGTGTCATATTTATTAGATTTATTAGATTTATTATTTTATTATTTTATTAGATTTATATTAAAATTAGTAAAATAAGTAATATAAGAATTTTTTATGTTTTGTTTTTAAAGTAATAATAATTGAATTTATTTTTTTAAAAGGTAATTTTATTAAATAATAATTTAACGATTATATAATTTATCATAATGGCAGACGAAGACCCAACATCTGGAATGTTATGGATAGTAATTGTTGGAGGAATTACTATGTTCGCAACATCTTGCGGGATTGGAGCAAATGATGTAGCAAATTCTTTCGCAACAAGTGTTGGAGCAAAAACATTAACACTTAGGCAAGCAGTTATTATAGCAAGTATATTTGAGTTTAGTGGAGCATTTTTCTTAGGTTCAAGGGTAACTGATACAATTAGGAAAGGTATGTTAGATAATGACGCTTTTGAACCTGATGTATTAATGTTTGGTATGTTATGTGCATCTTTTTCAACTGCAGTTTGGTTAGCAGTAGCAACATATTTTAAAGCTCCTGTAAGCACAACGCATAGCACTGTAGCAGCAGTTGTGGGTTTTGGAGCAGTTGTTGCGATTAAAGAAGGTAATACAGATATTATTAAATGGGACGAAATTTATAAAATTATGGTATCGTGGTTTATCGCTCCAATAATGGGTGGAATATTAGGATTCCTGATATTTAGTATTAATAAATATGGAGCATTTGAAAGGAAAAATCCAGTTAAGAAAGCATTTAGAATATTTCCTATTATGTTTGGGATTACTATTGGAGCAAATATATTTTTTATTATTTATAAAGGAACGCCACAATTAGAATTAGATGACACAGATTTAGGAGTTGCTTTGGGTATTACATTTGGAGTAGCAGCAGTAACTTCTTTGTTATCTTATGTAATCGTTCATTTTATTTTATATGATAAATTAATGAAATACTTAACAAAAGATGATAATAATATAGAAAATATTACTGATGATGATAATGGTAATGAATTAGAACGAACACACCCTAATTATCATAATATTATGATAATTAAAGATAATCATATTGGAGAAAGTATTGTTGATGATCATGATTATGAAACATTAAACGGCACAATTAGAAATAGAAATAGAAGAATAATCATTACTGATATAGATGCTGCGATTCGTGGTGATGGAAACGCAACAGAAACAGAAGAAACAGAAGAAGAAGAAGATTATTATATCGAAGAAATTGAGATAATTCCAAGATTAACTATTGAAGAAAATAGTAATAATAGAAATAGTAATGATATTATTATTGCTGCGTATGTCAATGAAACTACATCTGATAATCAAGAAAGGAACATTGAATGTAATGATTCTAATACTGAACTTGGATTAACAACCGAACAAGAATTAAGATTGACAAATGCGAAATATGGTAACACGGAAACTTTTAAAAATATGAAAATGTATGATAATTCAATTGAAAAATTATATACATCATTACAAGTTTTTACGGCTTGTTTGTCTTCTTTTGCTCACGGTTCTAATGATGTTGCTAATTCGATTGCTCCATTTACAGCAATTTATACAATTTATCAAGATAATGGTTATCAAAAAAAATCTGAGGTTCCTTTGTGGATTTTAGCAATGGGTGGCGTTGGTATTGTAATAGGATTATCATTATGGGGTAAAAAAATTATTGATAGAATTGGTAATGAATTAGCGGGTATTACACCTACTCGAGGTTTTGCTATGGAATTGTCTTCAAGTATAACTGTTGTTTTAGCATCCCGTTTGAAAATACCAGTATCTACAACACAAGTTCAAACTGGTAGTATAATTGGAACAAGTTTATCAGATGGTAGGAAAAATGTTAGTTTTAAAACATTTGCGAAGATATTCTTTGGTTGGGTTATTACTTTACCTATTGCTGCTGGATTATCGGCAGCATTGTTTTCATTTGGTTATTATAGTCCATCTAATAATGAAACTGTATAATAATTTTTAATAATTTTTAATATTTCTTACTTATTGTTAAAATGATAATTTATTATATAATTAACTATTAATTAAAGATGGAATACTTTAAAAATTTATTTTTTAATAATGATAATATTAAAAAATCTATTACTAAAAAATCTATTACTGAAAAATCTATTACTGAAAAATCTATTACTGAAAAATCTATTACTGAAAAATCTATTACTGAAAAATATATGTTGGAACGAACTAATAAATTAGATTATTTTAGAATAGAACCTTATATATGTAAAACTAGGCAATATGAAATTTATATATCTGGAGCTGCTGGATTAGCACCATACTTAATGGGTATATGTAAAGTCTTACAAGATGAATTTCAAAACGAATTAGATAAATCAATTATAATTGGAACTTCGATAGGTTCTTTTTGTGCATTTATTTTAGCAACAAAGATATCAGTTAATGATGCTTATTTAAATGGCGCAACTAATTTTATTAAATGTATTGGAAAATCATTTATGGATAAGTCTTTTTATTTAACGAATAATTATCATAATTGTATGAATAATTATATTACTTCAATAAAAGATATTATACTATTAGATAGTTTAGAAAATAGATTATTTATTAATACATCTTGCTATCAAACCGGTAAAAATTATATTATTAATCAATTTAATGATGGTTCTGATATCGCTAATGCGATTACTTCCAGTTCCACAATACCAGTTTTACATACATCACTGACTTGTGAATATGATGGTAAATTATTGAGAGATGGGTGGTTTTCTGATACTCCATATATATGTTCTAATTTACATAGAGTTGATATTGAATTAAATATGTTTAGTAGAGAATGGTCTCTTTTTGATTACTTACCAGATGATAACATAGATAATAATAATATGTTATATCAATTAGGTATTCAAGATGCGAAAGATAATTTAGAGAAATTAAAGGAAATGTTTTGTGTGGATAATTAAAGGAAATGTTTATTGTAAAAATCTATAATTGTATTAGATTTAAAAAAAATAATTTAAGAAAAAAAATGGTTATATTTTTAAACTAATAATAAAATTCAATTATTTTATTTAAAAGATATAATTATTACATACATATATACATATATACATATATCATAAAATGAATGCTAATACGCCTAATCCCGGTAGTGGGCAATATAATGGAAATAGTATGATTGATATGTTTCGAACACAAATGATGACGATGACGATGTTTTCTTCAATGAATGGAAATAAAAACTCTGGAGAAGACGGACGAGGTTCTACTGCAACAGACGGTTTATATGGATTATTGTATATATTTTTAATAACTCAATTTATAGAATTTATTTGTAAAAATGCTCCAGTATGGATTGCTTTTATTGTAAACTATTACAAAGACAAAATAAAAGCAAGCAAACTTGCAAATTCATTTTCTGATAAAATTAATAATACAATTCAAACAAAATCTTCGTCTATTATTGTAAAATTGAGCATTAATGATGCTGATAATATTATTGGTCAAGCGTTAATGGATTTTATTACAAATAATAATAATACTAAGCACGTTAGTTTTACTAATACATATTTTATTTTAAATCAATCTGATATTATTGAAATTTCAGATGAAATATTTATTAATCTGATAGAAACTTCTACTGTTGTAGATGATGCGAAAAAAATAAGTTATATAATACAAACTATAAATCTATTTTCATATACATTACCAATGTGTCAGTTGAGATTGTTTTTGGACAAAATAACTAATGAATTTAAAGTTAAAATTCAAAATAAATTAGGAAGTGATATTTATTATTTTAATCAAATACCAATAGAAGCTTTTAAACGAATGAATGGAACAAAAGATTATTCTAAATTGCCGAATAATTGTATGTTTAGTATGAAAAAGTTTAACACCAACCGAAAATTTACAAATTTGTTTGGTCCAGAGATTAATGTTATTCGTAACAGAGTTGAGTTTTTTATTAAAAATAAAAAATGGTATGATAAGAAGGGAATTCCATATACATTGGGTCTTCTTTTGTCTGGACAAGCTGGAGCAGGTAAAACATCAACTATTAAATGTTTGGCGAATGAAACACATAGACACATTATAAATATTAATTTAAATAATGATATTACTAAAAATCAATTGGAAAGTTTATTTTTTAATGAGGTCATTACGACTATAAATGTTGCTACTACTAAAACAGAACAATTTTGTATTCCACTTGAACATCGAATTTATGTGCTGGAGGATATTGATTGTCAAAGCGAGTTGGTTATGGAAAGAACTTTAAAGAAACCTAAATTGGCAGATAATAATTCAAACCAATTCATAAATAGACAATCAAACAATAACACACAGTCAAACAATAACATGCCGTCAAACAATAACATGCCGACATTATCCAACCAATTGAACAATTCTTCTATAGAAGATGATGATACTCACAAAATCGATTTGGCATTTTTGCTTAATTTATTGGACGGAATTTTGGAAACACCTGGTCGGATTATCATTTTGACAAGCAATCATCCGAAACTATTAGACCACGCGCTTATTCGACCTGGACGAATAGATGTTATAGCTGATTTTAAGAAATGTGATAATCAAACTATTATTGAAATGATTGAATATTTTTATGACATTTCTTTAAACAATGAAGAGGAAGAAACTATCAGAAACCTCCGAGAATATATTATTAGTCCGGCCGAAATGGGTAAAATAATGTTTGAAAATTTTAGTGATTACAAATATGCTATAAAAAAAGTTATTGAACTGGATGTTAATAACTCAAAAAATGATAAAAATGACATTAACATTATTAATAACAGTGATACTGTGATTGAGAGTGATAATGATATTGAGATTGATA